ATAAATATTTCCATAAAACAAAAAAAGTGGTCATGGACCACTTTATTCATTAATTAATTGATTTTACTCAATTACTTCATCAATTTTACTTTCAGATACTGAAGTTATTCTCCAATCATGTGTGAACCCTTCATACTTCTTTGTAACCTTTGCTTCAACATCGGTAACAGAATAACCTCTAACAAGTTTTTCTTCTCTAATTTTTTTAATTTTTCCTGAATTCTCATCAGGTAAGTCATACTGAATTTTTGCTACAAAATATTTTTCTTCCATTTTTAATTATTTTCCTAAAAAATCGTTTAATTTTTTCATTAAGTCAACAGACTTGTCTACAAATTGATTTGAATCTTTACGATTTTTTTCTTCGTCTAAATTTTCTTCATATTTATTTCTATCTTCAGGGTTTACAAAAAGATATGCTCCAGGTGTTGATGGTGATGATACTAAGTCAAAACAAATTAATTCAAAATCATCTTGAACCTCATTTCTTTCTCCAACTTTTTTTAATGACCCAACTCCTCTTGAGGAAACTCCCATAGTAACTCCTTGTCTCATTAAGTTAGCCGCAATATCTCCTTTAGTTGATACCACACCTGTTTCATGAAAACCTGGTGATGTTAAAAGTTTTATTTTACCCATCAATATATTTCCTTCCCACCAAATATCTGTGATGAGATGTGATACTCTATCTAAATCAATTAGTGATGATTCAGGGTGATTTAATTCTGATGTTGATAAACCTTTAGCGATTGCCTTTTTATAATTTTCTGCTTCTCTTTTAAGGATTTTTTCAGGATAGAATCTACCATTCCTATTTGGTGTATTATATTTTTGTAATACCGCATAAAATTCAAATGGATTTCTATAATCCAAATTAGCGGCTTCTTTTAAAATGTCAGCATTAAGTTTATCTTTTGGAGATATGTAACCCGCATCCATTTCAACTAAGATTCCATGTCCAAGTTCGTTTGCTTCTAATATTCTTAATTTTTTCATCAATTGTTTTAAAATAAATATCTAATAATAGATAGTTTATTGATTAGTTTATTTTTTTGATGTTGAAAAATCAAAATACTTGTTTTCAATAATATTATTATTGAAGATGTTTTTAATAATTTTTTTAATTGAATCTTTAATTTCTTGGGATTTAAAATCCATATCAATTATTGTGTAGAGATTAACTTCTAAATTAAAAAATGATTTTTTCCCGTGTGATATTCCACTTGTTCGTAGGTCTAAATCCACAATGCTTTTTTCTTTAAAGAGTTCTAATGGAATTGAATTAAAAACTGAATGTTTTATTTCTCTATTTAAATTCCCTACTATTCGGGTCCAATTATCTTGTTCAAATTTTGGTGTAACCCATGATTGTATGTTTATGTATACTGATTTTAAATTTTTGGAATCTACGGTTCCATAAGTGGATTTAATTGGATTATATAAATTTATTTTAACACTTTTCCCTTTTTTCATTAATTTTCATATTGTTATGAGTTTATTTGTTAAAATAATAACAAATATAAAGTTAATAATCAAAATTTTTATAAAAAATTAGATATTTTTAATATATGATAATAATTGAAATAAAAAATAACGAGAACATTGATAGGGCTTTAAAATTGTTAAAATCTAAAGTAATTAAGACAAAACAGAATCAAATTTTATTTGAAAGAAAAGAATATAAAAAGAAATCGGTTCTAAGAAGAACCGAACTTTTAAAGGCGAAATATATTCAGAATAAAAAAAATTAAATAGACCCTTCTAAATTTTTTAATTTTAAGAAGTTTAATTGGTCAAATTTTTCATTTTTAATTCTATCTATTGTTTCAGAAATTTTAGTTTTAATTTCAAACTCCTCTTCTTTTTCCAAAATAGAATTTAATTTAACTATAGTACTTTCTCTAAGTGTTTCAAATTTAGTTTCTAAAGTTTTAGTATCTTCAGAAATTAATTGTAAAAATTCTTTTTTGTCATGTTCAGTAAGGTTTTCAATATAATTTCTAAGAGTTTGATTGGCAATACTAACCATTGATTTAATTGGAATATTAATACTTTCTTTTAATGTTTTCTTTTCTGATATTAAAACATTAATAATTTTTTTCTTTGAACTAACCCTTTCGGATAAATTAATTTTATTTATATAAACTAACGTATCAATATCAGAATATTCATTTTTTGATTCGGAAATTGTTTTAGGTAGTTTAATTTCTTTTAATAATTTTTGGATAATATTAATACCTTCTTCTAAAAATTCTTTGGCATCTGACTCAGACAATCCTTGTGGGGTAGTTAATTGGTCATATAATGAATAGACCTTTGACATAGGTTTATTATTCAATACATTATGTTTGAATTCTCTTAAAGATTTTTTAAAATCCGACTCATTATTGTAGGATTCTATTAAACTTGTTTCAATTATGGATTTTACTTGTCCGAAAGTCATTAGTGATAGTTTTGATATAAATATTATGAATTTAGTAACTTATCCAATTCTTTTGACATTTCTCCTAAAGAATCTTGGCCTTGTCCTAAATCTAAAAATTGTGTACCTTCAATTAGGTTACTTTCAACTAACATATTGAGGTTATCCATTCTTGATTCTGGTGTTACAGCTCCTTCAGTTGGGGGTGATTCAGTTCCTCCTTCTGGTGCTGGAGGTGGTGGCGCTCCTCCTAAATCACCTCCCCCTAAATCTCCACCAGGTGGAGCAGGTTCAGTTGATGTTGATGATGCCGTTCCTCCTGAAGATGAACCATATAACTTGTCAATGTTATCAAATATTCCTGTTTTACTAATAACTGTTGGAGTTGCTTTAAGTTCTTCTCCCACAGCTCTTTCAATTCTTTGTTGTTGTAAATCCAATCTAATTTCTTCATCAGACCATCCAAAAATGTGTTTTTTAGCCCATGTAGATGAAGTCGCTTGAATACCATTTCCTGGATCTGCAACAAGGTCTTTGTAAAGCAAAACTTTTTCTTTCCATACATCAATTTTCAACAAGTCTGCCTGTGTTGATGGATTACTAAGTCCTAATGTAAAGTTTGAAAGTTCATCTTCAAATCCTAATAAAAATAGATGTACAATTGCAATTTTGTTTAATTCTTGCAACATACTTTTTTGAATTCTATTAATTGTTCTGGCAAACCGAATATCCATTAATGCTAAATTCTTACCATCACCAACAACTTCTTCAAATCCTAAAAATGCTTTTGGAACACGAAGGGCTGTTAATAATTTCTTTTGAATATATTCAATATCCGCAATTTCAGATAAGTTTGTTGCTCCTGGTAATGTTGTAATTGGATCAGGAGCTGCCGGATCTCTAACAGGAATGAAATAATCTTGGTCAACCGCCATTTGATTAAATCTCATATCTACATTACCTGTATTCTTATCAACAATTTGTTCTCTTTTAAATTTATTGGCAACACGTTGAACATATGCTTCCACATCATCATCATTCATATTTCCCACAAATACTTTGAACATTCTTCTTTCAGGGGCTCTTGATGTACGATAAATTAACATCGCATCTTCAGACAATAATAATTGTTTCCAAATTCTTCTTGCCTTTTCTAACATAGAAGTACCATACGGAAGTTTTCTATCATCACCTAATAATCTAAAATGCGCGATTTCCCATGATTGGAAAGTCATATTTTTATTTTTCCAAGTAAATTCTAATGCTTTTGGTTTTTCAGGCTTTTCAATATTAACTGTTATTTTTGCACCTGCACCTGCTTCATGTCTTTCAATTTCAATTGTTGGAAGTTGTTGAACTCCAACAATACCTTTTTCAGGGTCAAGTTTTAAGTAAACAAAATTATCACCATACTTACAAGTGTTTCTTGTCCACATTGGTAAGTTAGTGTTAATATCCAAAGAGTTATTAAATAAATCGGCTAATACAGATTTAATACGTTTTGATTCAGAATAAATTTGCAAAATAAACCCATCTTCATTTGTTGTTGTTGATTCTTCAGCATAGATATCTAACGCAGCTGAAATCTCAGGAGTATACTCCATTGATTCATAATCATATTGTGCAGAAAGTCTTGTTGGCTCATAATACATTGCTTGAGAATACATGTTATTCTCAACCTTCGCCCATTGACCTGATAAATAAAATGTTTGTTGTGCTTGTAATTTTTCCTTCTCGTATTCATCACGACTTGGAGTACGCAACAACTCCTTCTTATCAAATTTGAAAGTAGGGTAATCTTGGTTTAACAAAGAATTTGGACCAAACGTTTTTGATAAACGTTGCCAAACGGTCAGATTTTGTTCGCTCATGGTATAATTTTAACTCGTTTCTTTAATAATATAAATAGTTATCTGGCACCAAATAACCATCCATATGTCTCATAGTCTTTTCTAGACGGACCAGAATTGTATTGTCGACTATCTCTACCCATTTGAGGTACCATAGGATTAAAAAAATCTGAAGAATTTTTATTCTCGTTCATAACTGTAGACCAAGAATTTAACATTGCCTTTGTATGATTTGTAACTTTTTCTAAAGATTGAAATGATTTTTCCGCAACATATATTGCCATTGAAATACCCATAATACAATCATCATGATGTCCTTTCTGATGGTCAGGTCTACCATTAATGTAGATAAAAGTGTTCATTTCATTGTATAATCTATTCGAACGTATTTGGAATTGATGTCTTACTGCTTCTTCTAAAGCAGCAATAATTTGAACCCTTTTATTATTAAAATTAATTCCCGGAATTTTATCATTTATCTTAGGGTCCCACTTCCACTTATTTGTTGTGTCAACATTATCAACATAGAATCCTGCGGCATAATTCATCTCTTGCATTTTTCTTGCGGTTGCGACACCCATTCCACCTGTTAAATCCACAACACAGTAAGCATTATACATAGTTCCCCACTTGTAGGCAATCTCAGCAGTAATGTCTGGTGGGACTTTTCCGACATATTCAAGGACTTGTTCCCTTGTATCAAAGTCGATTATCTGAATACAACTAAAGTCCTCAGAATCACCTCTTGATACGTCTACACCCATAACATACTTGTGACCGTTTTCTGGCTCTTTAAAAATCCATAAAGAACCTCCCATCATTTTGGCTAATGGTTCTCTTAGTTGATTTTTGGATATGTTCTGCATCAATTCAGAATCAAACACATTATCACCTGAACCCAAGAAATTACATTCCAACTCCTGAGCTACTTTACGTCTATCAAACTTCAATTTTTTAACCATCCCTTCGAACCAAGCCGAACATGGTTTATATCCTTTGTTGATATAATCCGTTGTGACTGCGTGGTCTCTTTCATATGGATTTTCAACGGATAAGTCCACAACAACATCTTCCGCATAATCTTCTCTATTTAACAAAAAATGAACTAAGTCATTTGTTTTAACCATATACAAATCTTTTGTATATCTTGGGTCACGATGCCAATACATTTCAGAAATTTTGAAATCATTCATATTTCTTAACGCTTGGTCATAAATTTCATAATAAATTGGGTCGTATCCGTTTGGTGTAGATACCACGATAACCTTACCACCCGTAGATAACGAGGCCATACACGCTGACCAGAAATCTCCGTCAGCTTCAATGAACGCAGCCTCATCAAAAATAAGGATAGTTGGGGTATAACCTCTCAACGCATCTTTTGATGTTGCAACCGCCTTTACTTCACAGTCATTGGTAAGTTTAAAATGTCTTTGAGAGTTTTTGTCAGGTGAAAATCCAACACCTACCCAAGATGGCCATTGTTCTGTAAAGTTTCTAATTTTGTTAGCCATCTCTACGGATGTATCTAACTTGTTAGCAATAATTAGAACTTTTTCAGGTTTTTGTTTTTTGGCAAATACTAATTTTTTGGACGCCCACGCAGCCGTAACTGTTGATACACCCGCCTGACGATATTTCAATGCAATGTTTTCATTGAAGTTATCGTAATCTTCAATAAGTCTTACTTGGTCAGGAAATAAATCTAATGGGACGTATTTTGATACGGTATTATCGTATGTCTGTAAATAAGTACGAAGTGCATAAGGTGTGTTCCTCATACACTTCGTTACTTCTATAATTAATTGTTCTTTAGTCACAAATTATTATTTGGGTCTTGATATCCCCATACTACTGAAAAAATCATCAAGTCCGTCATCCTCATCATCTTCAGAATCAATTCCTTCTTCTTCCTGATAATCTTCAAATTCGCCCTTCATAGTTTGAGCTTCTTTCATGATTTCTTCAAATCTTGCAGTAGCTTTTCTTACTTTAGACGCATCTTCAGAGATGGCGTTTCCTATGATTTCCAAGAATTCTTGAGCAGGTATTTGGTATAACAAGATATGGAACCAGTTTATTAGACCCTTGTTTGAATCATCAAACATTGAATCTGGTAGAGCGTGTCTAAGTTTTTCTACAATTTCAGGTCCTATTCTTAATTGCATTGGTTCGTTAGATAATACATCTACAGCGCCTCTTACTTTATCTCTAATACTTTTATTTTGTGAATGTCCGTGTCTTCCTTTTGCTTCTTCTAATCCTTTGATAATCTCATGACATAAAATTGGGAATATCATTCCTACTGCAACAATCTTTGTGTCAGGTTGGTCTCCTCCTTCTTCTCCACCTTCTTCACCACCTTCCTCTCCTTCATCGTCAGCATCTTCTAATGATACTTTACCCGCAACACCTTGACCTGTTTGACTCATCATCTCAATCATTTGTTCCATAGTAAAATACATGAAATCATTAATTGCCATGATACCTAAATAATCTCTGTAAAGAGATGGGTCAATTTCATCTAATTTTGCTTTGACATCAGGCTTTTGAAAAAGGTAATGCCCTTTTTTTGCAGCACCTTGGATTAAAGCATTTATAATATTTCTCTTATGTTTTTCTAATTCTAATTCTTCTTCATCTGTTAAATCTTCAACATCAAAAGAAGGGATTTGTGGATTTTCCTTATCGTCATCTTCCTCCTCTTCGTCATCTTTTGGTTCTTCTGGTTGATATCTAAAATTTGAAGTATCAGGTTGTTCACCTAAATGAGGCTCAATTTGATACACTCCTTCAGGTACTTCTTGCTCTTCTAAACAAGCATCAATTGCTAATTGTTCAAGTTGTTCTTTATGAGAAGCCTCAATTCTCATAATGTTTCCAAGTTTACTCAACATCTCATTATAAATCATTCCTTGAACTCGTTGAGAACTAATATTTTGATTTCCTGTTACTTCTTTAAGTTTGTCGGCAACTTTACCAAATCTTTGACTAACCAATCTTTGTACATCGGCAGCCCCTTTTTTCATTGCAGGATTTTGTGCATATAAACTATCAGGACTAGCCAATTTTCTTTCCAAATTTGGGTCCATTCTTTCGGGTCTATTGCCGTAATCTATCTGTTCTTTTAATTTTTTAGCCATTTTCTTATTTTTGTAAAAGTTGCATGATAACATCTAAGACTTCGTCTTTTGCCTGTTCTGGCGAAACTTTCTTAGCCTTTGGAGATTCTTTTTCTCCTGGATTGGGGTTTTTAAAAGGACTTGGTGGTCTTTGAGGTTTTGTACCAGGTTTTCCTGGTTTTGTTGTTGGTGACGTTTTTGGTTTTGACGGTGCTGTTGCCGGTGAATTTTCCCCTACTTCAGATTTTACTTTAGCTGGTTTTGAATTACCCCAACTTTGCAAGTGTTTTGTTGCAAAATTATCACCTTCACTTAGATATTTTACTAAATCACCTTTAGTAATTCTTGGTTGTAAATTTTTTTCTACGATATTCATAATTTGTGCTTCAAGAAACAAAGATACAGGATTTTTTCCTTCTCCCAATTGTTTTTTTACTTCTCTAACGCATCTTTCCCATTTTCTTGATTTCTTTGGTCCTACTTGAGAATGACAAATAGACCAAGGATTTGGTTTTTGTTTGCTTTCAAACATACCCATTCCATCTGTATCATCACCAAATCCATCATCAGAACTTGGTCCTACTTGATGTGGGTCTTGAGTTTCAGTATCTTTGTTTGGGTCTAAAGTCACTTCTTCCTCTTCAGACATTTCAGACTCTGCAGCCATAGCAACAATTTCTTTAGTATTAGGGTCTTGTCTAACCGAATATCCTTTTGTATTTGCAGGTAAATTTCCACCTTTAGGTCCTACTTTATAAGTTGGTTTTGATGGAACTTCTGTAACTTGTTCAGACAAAAATAATTTACTATGTAAGGTATCAACTTGTGATTCAGTTAATTTAGAAACAGTTTTTGCTTTCATTCCTTTATCAATAAGTTGAAGGGCTTTTTTACTAATTTTCATATACTAATTTCTTTTCGAATTCTAATATCAAATCTCTTTCATAGAGTTTGTTTTTTATTTCTTCTTCAGTTTCTCCAAACTTAAAGACCAATCTTGTCTTTATGTTTTCATCTTCGGCTTCCCACGCTAGTGCAACCACATCATCCATCGCATCTATCATAGAAAAAAAATCGGAGTTCTGAATCAATTCCAATTTTATATCAGTATTTCTCAGAACTCCAACCTTCTTAATATATTTCAATTCAGGTGGAGTTGGATAACCGTTACACGGTTTACTTTCCCAAGATTCCCCCCAAACATCTTTTTCACCAGAGAAAATAAACTCGTAAAGATTGTCCCCTTTATAATTGGGTCCTAAACCATTTACGTAGATTAAATAACTCATAACACTAATCCTTCTGGTGAAATTTTCTTTTGTTGACCTTTATTTTCAAACACCAAGTTTTTCTTGTTTGTTTTTCCAATAAAAGTGTAGTTATAATTTTCTTCTAAAAATTTCTTAGCTGCTAATTCTTGTTCAATTGTTTCAGTCATTTTAACAACTGAATCCATTGCTTTATTAACTTTAGATTTAATTCTTAATTTTTTATCAGCGTTTCTTTCAGCAGACTCTCTAATTTCTTTTTTTGTAACTTCAAAATATTTTGAAATTACTTTATCAACTTTAGATTCTTTGAAGATACTATCCATGATTGCTCCGTTACCTGGTTCCATTCCTGTCATATCTTCTCCACCTTCAACTGGTACATCCATATCAGCTTGAATATCTTCAACTTCCGTATCATCAGTAAAATCTTGACCGTCCATGTCATCACCACCTAAATTTTCAGTATCTTCTTCAAATTTAGATAGGATATCTTCTTTATCCTCTTCAGATAAATTAGCCAATTCTAAAGAAGATAAAACCATATTGATAACGTATTTGATATTTTCAGAAGTCATTCCTTCCTCATTATCTAACACTCTAATTTTTTGAGTTAACTTGCCAGTTAATTTTTGAATTGTTTTGAAGGTAACTTGTTCTTCTTGACCTCCTCCCATTTCTGCATCCATGTCAACATTCATATCTTCACCACCCATATCAGCATTCATATCTTCTCCACCTTGTTCCATTCCTGCATCAGCACCCATATCAGCACCCATATCAGCACCCGCATCTGGTGATGGAGGTAATTCTGGAGATGGAACCGCTGGTGGTTCTGCTGGCGGAGCTGCAGCGACTTCAGGAGCTGGTGCCGGAGCCGCTTGTGGTAATTTTAAAGTGAATTTTTTTTGTTCACCAAACAATGAAGTTTCTTCCTCATGTTCGTTAATTCTATTAACCTCTTTAGTTAATAAATTTAATCTTTTTAAAGCTTGAGAATATGAACTATAATATTTTCTATTTTTCATTGGCTCAATATAATCAGTTACAGATTCAGCAATATTCTTCTTAATGATGTAACCCATCTTTTCTTTAACGATTTGGTATTGATTACCATCTACAAGATTAATAGAATATTCTGAACGAGATGTCTCGTTAATATTTGTAGGAATAACTTCGTTAAAACGAGCAATTTCTATCATTCTTTTTATCTTATCTTGACCTTGAAGTTTTTCACTTCCTATTGGTTTTAAGTCTCCCATATTATTAGTATTGATTTGTTTTAATTATTTAATCCGTATTGTCCCCCTAAAGAGATTGCGTTTAATTGAACTACCTGTATTGTTTCTCCATTATTTTTATCTGAAACATATAATGCGTAAGGTACTGTTGTACCTGAAGATAATGTTCCTCCACTAAATGAACCTAACATAGCTGCGGTATACTCATAAAACTCGTTTACGGAAATACCACTATAGAACGGTGTTGGACTTGGGGTTGGTGTATTTGTTGGTGTTGCTGGTGGTGTACCTGTTTGAGTAGGTGTTGGCGTTTTTGTCGATGTTACTGTTGGTGTGTGTGTTGGAGACGCAGTAATACTTGGTGTTACAGTTGGGGTAGATGTTCTTGTTGGTGTTACATTTGGTGTATCTGTTGGAGATGCTGTAATACTTGGTGTTGGAGTACGAGTTGCCGACGCTGTAATACTTGGTGTAGGTGTTTGAGTTTTAGTAACACTCGGTGTAGGTGTTTGAGTTTTAGTAACACTCGGTGTAGGTGTTTGAGATTTTGTTGGGGTTACTGATGGAGTTACAGACGGAGTTGTTGTTTGAGTTGGTGTTACTCTTGGAGTTTTAGTTGGGGTTGTGGTAACTGTAGGTGTTGGTGTCACAACAGCATTACAAGTCGCACAATCACTATAATCCACTGACATAGTTAATACAGTATCAATACCTGTGTTAGGTTCTGCATTATCGATGATATCATAACATCCAGATGTTGTACCTCCAGTGAATGTTAAATAATAATTACCATTAACCGCTGGCAATGATGAACTATTAAAATCAACCAATATTGCGGGACCACCACCACAATAACCTACGAGATATGTAACTAATGCCATTTAATTTTTTCTTTATAAATATACGTTTCTACCCAATTATTTATGAGTTTCTTCAATTTTAGTTTCTATCGACAATTCTTTGTCTTTAATTTTTGTTTTTTCATCAAAAAGTTTTCCAATATGACCAGACCTTCTTAAGTATTTAAAAACCAAGTTCTCATAAGAAAACTCACCATCTTTATTTAATCCTGACTGTCTGTAATCTTTTAGTTTATCTTTTAGCTTTTTTAAAGACTCGGCATTTCCTTCAGATTTAGCATCTTCAATTGCATCATCAATCTTATCTGTCCAACTTTTAATTTTGGTTTTTAAAACGGACATATCCAAATTTTTATGAGTTTTTGTTGGTCTGTGTATCCATTCATCATTCATCACAGAATATACTCCATCACTATGGGCCTCATCTGAAGCTCCTTGAGCGTAAAGTTCAACATCGTATCCAAAAATTTTAATATTGTGTTTGTCGTTAAAAAGTTTCTTCTTTAAATCAAAAAGTTCTTTATACAATTCTTCTTGTTTTCCGTATCTTTCAAAATCAACAATAACATGTAAATCAAAATCAGAATATTCAGACCAATTAAAATTAGCCAAAGAACCCATGAGATAAATTTCTTCAACAAATATGTCTTCACCTAAATCATCGATGAACTCCTCAGCAATACGCATAAGAGCCTTTCTGACTTTTGAAATCATAGTCGCCTTTTTTGGGTCTTCCGGATTTTCCCAAACTTTTGGATTAAGAGTTTCTTTAACTGAAAAACTATCAAGTATTTTTTGTGAATTACTCATCCTTAATAAATACTACAATATACTATAGTTTCTTGTATTGGAATTTTTTTGCAATGTCTGTAGTAAAATACTTCCCTTGAGATTCCGCCAATCTAAATCTTGTATAGATTTGGTGCGGCACTTCTGAATATTCATACTTAGTGTTGTTACTAAATTCAACCATTAATTTTTTAGTTTCAGTATTATATTCTGTCTTTGTAATATTAGAAGATTTGACTTCATTAATAATCGTCGTTCCCGATATTATCTCTTTCGTTATCGCCATTGTCTTTAAGTGGGGTTATATCATCAATTTTATTTAATAACGGCTGGATGTATTCAATTAAGTCATCCGAGTGTATTTCAAAACCATAATCTCTAATTTGCCTAAATAAAGTGTTTTTCTTATCATTGAACCTATCGTATAACAACATCATTTTTATTGTAGGGGATGTAACTCTTTCTAATTCTTCTTGACTGAATCCCTCTTCTTGTAAATGCTTTCTCAACTCAAGATACGTATCTAAAAGTTCTCTAAGCCCAGAAGAGTGGGATAAAAATTTCTCAAATGGTTTCATACTTATAATAAATAGAGTTATGGACGCAAAAGAAAAATTTCATTTTCTTGGTAATATTAATATTAATAATTTACTTGAAATTTATAATCAAAATGAATTAGATTGGAATTCTTTTGAATTCAGACAACAAACATTTGTGTGTTTTGCTGAAACCAAAACACTACCGATTATTTTTGATGAAACTTTTGAATTTAAAGAAAAAAAAATAAGTGAGATTTTTCCAATTTTTGAGGATGATATATTATCAATTCAAGAACAAATAAAATCTATCTTAAATCAAGATGGTGAAATTGTGTCCTTCATGTTTGTAAATTTACCCACAAAAAAACAGGTACGCCCTCATGTGGATTGGTTACCATTCGCATCCAAATTTGATAGATTTCATATTCCCGTTATAACAAATGATGATTGCATTTTTACAGTCGGAGATGAATCAAAAAATTTAAAAGTTGGTGAATTATGGGAAATTAACAATGATAAATTTATTCACTCAGTTTATAACGGTGGTGAAACAGATAGAGTCCATATTATAATTGATTGGAAAAGAAAAACCCCCACCGATTAAGTGAGGGTTAATTTTTAAAGTAGACTTATTCTTTTCTTTTCTTGTTTTTTGAAGTTTGGAACAAATACGGTTAAAAGACCGTCTTCTATTGTTGCCTCTACTGAGTTAGGGTCGTAACCTTCACCAATATTAAATTTCTTAGATATTGATTTGGTTCTTGATTCTCCCTCCATTTTATATGTTCTTTCTCCCTCAATGTGCAAAGCACCGTCTTCCATTTCTACTTTTAAGTTCGATTTGTTAAATCCTGGTGCTTCAAAGAAAAGGTAAGCTCCGTCATTGGTGTAATCAATGTCGTATTTCTCGTCAGTATCTTTTACTGATGTTCTTTTATAATACTGATAAGTTGGTGTGTCCCCGAAGAACTTTTCAAATAATTCATTCGCATTTCTGTAAATCATAATTTTTATTTTTTGTTTTAAATTTATTTTATTACCTTCACATAATCAACTTATATGCCACCACAAATAAACTGAAATTTTTTCAGTTCATCAAATACAAAAACGACAATATGTCAGTTAAAAAAATAATTACTGTCAATTTGACAATATATTTGGTGGTGTCCAATTTTTGATACATCTTTGTAAAAATTATTTAACTATGAATGACTTAATGGACGACGACGACAAAATGATGAGTAAGAAACAAAAACAATCCGACAGTTCTACACCAGTTTTAGACAACTTCAGTAGAGACCTAAACAAACTTGCCGAAGATGGTAAATTAGACCCAGTTATTGGTAGAGACAAAGAAATCATTAGAATTGCTCAGATTCTATCTCGTAGAAAAAAGAATAACCCTATTATCATAGGCGAACCTGGTTGTGGTAAGACCGCTCTTGTCGAAGGTTTGGCAATGAAAATCGTAAGTGGTGAATGTCCAAAAAATCTTTTGGATAAAAGAATCGTAAACCTTGATTTGACTTCAGTGGTTGCAGGTACAAAATACCGTGGTCAGTTTGAAGAAAGAATGAAGGTGATTATTGAAGAACTTCAGGCAAATCCTAATATCATCGTATTCATCGATGAAATCCATACCCTCGTTGGTTCAGGTAACTCATCAGGTTCTATGGATGGTTCTAACATTTTCAAACCAGCATTATCTCGTGGAGAACTTCAATGTATTGGAGCAACTACTCTTGATGAGTTCCGTAAAAATATTGAGAAGGACGGAGCATTAGAGCGTAGATTCCAAAAGGTAATTGTTGACCCGTCTTCAGTACAAGAGACAATCGAAATTCTAAAGAATGTTCGTGATAAGTATGAATCCTATCACAAAGTAACATACTCAGATGAGGTTATCGAGACTTGTGTTAAGTTGGCGGACAGATACATCACCGACCGTGAATTCCCTGATAAAGCGTTTGATATCATGGATGAAGTTGGGGCTCGTATGCAAACAGAAGTTAAAATCCCTGAAGCTATTGAAGTATTGAAGAAAGCAGCGTCTGATATCAAACAACAAAAGTTGGATGTGGTTAAAAAACAAAACTACGAGCAGGCGGCCGAGTTACGTGACAAGGAAAAGAAAGTCTTAACTAAACTTGAGAATGAAAAATCCAAGTTTGAAGAACAACAATCAAAAGACAAGAAAGTGATTTCACTTGAAAACGTTTATGATGTTGTTTCAAGTATGACTAAAATTCCTGTAAACAAAATGAGCCTTGATGATGCAAAGGCATTAATCAACTTGGACAAAGAGTTAATTGGTAAGGTAATTGGTCAGGATGCTGCAGTTATCAAGATTGCAAAATCAATCAAGAGAAACCGTTTAGGTATCAAGGACCCAAATCGTCCAATCGGTTCATTCGTGTTCTTAGGTTCAACAGGTGTTGGTAAGACACATTTGGCCAAACAATTAGCAAAAGAAATGTTTGGCTCCGAGGATTCACTTATCCGTGTGGATATGTCTGAATACCAAGAGAAACATAGTGTTTCCAAATTGGTGGGAGCTCCTCCAGGTTATGTTGGATACGAAGAAGGTGGGCAATTAACCGAGAAGGTTAAGAACAAACCGTATTCTGTAATCTTATTTGATGAGGTGGAAAAAGCTCACAAAGATGTATTCACCATCTTACTTCAAATCTTAGATGATGGTTACGCAACCGATAGTTTAGGTAGAAAGATTAACTTCAAAAATACCTTAATCATCTTAACCTCAAACTTGGGTGTTAAGAAATTACAAGACTTCGGTACAGGTATTGGATTCTCAAACAACACCTACGCTAACGAAGAAGCTAAGAAACAAGTATTGATGAAGGAAATGAAGAATTTCTTCTCTCCTGAGTTCTTAAACCGTATTGATGATACCATCGTGTTTAATTCATTAACACCTGAGGACATCAAGAAAATCACCGATATCGAATTAAAGAAATTGGTGAACCGTTTAAATGATATCAAATATAAAATCGTTTATGACGATACTTTGGTTGAATACTTGGCTAAGGTTGGATTTGATGAAATGTACGGAGCAAGACCTCTTAAAAGAGCAATCCAAGACAAAGTTGAAGATTTATTATCTGAAGAAGTTCTTACAGGTAAGATGGTTGAAGGTAAAACCTACAACATCAAAGTCGACAACGACGAGATTAAAATCTCCAAAAAAGGAAAGTAAAACAAAACCCTCACAGAAATGTGGGGGTTCTTTGTATTTATACATAATGAGAGATACAATTAAAAAAATATTATCTGAAGAAATCGTACATGGCGGTTATGTTCTTTGTGATAACTGTGGATGGAATTGGAAACTCTCAGATGGTGGGGATGAAAAATATATCTGTCACAAGTGTGGTCATGATAATACACCAACCAAATCTAATTTTGTTAGATTATTAGACCACTTTAAAGAACATTTTCCTGAATCAGAAAAGGATAAAGTAGATATTATTCAAAAGTTTGTTGAACATTATATCAATTCAAGAGGGATTACTGTAAAGTTTTTACATTCATGTAGAACGGGTTTTGGTGGTGTAAGAACAAAAAACCAAGTTATTATTTGTTCACCAATGAATATGGCTACTATAGGAGATTTTCTTTACACAATATTCCACGAAATAAGACACGAACAACAGATTCGTGATATTAAAATGGATAATCCATTAAGTGATTATGATTTAGAAGATTTTGAAAAATTATATGAACAATACTGGGAGATGGAATTAGACGCCGACCAATTCGCCAAAAACATGATTGCCAAATTAATTGTTAAACTAAACATACCAATTGATTTCGCAAAAAGAGAATTTGGTTTATCAGGATATATTGTTGGGTACCCATCTATGTCAAAATCTATTGAGATGTCTTTACGTATGATTATTGACGATATAAAACGCATAAAAAAATCGGGTGGTGAATTTACTGATATTCAAGACCACCCGATGGTAAAAAATCATTTAAAAGATTTAGAAAAGTTTATTTAAAAAACTTTTCTTGTTCTCCAATCGTATTGTACGGCTTCTTTATAATGTAATTTATATCCAAGACTTTCAATCATTTTTCTACCCATTTCGATTCCGTTAAATACGTCCTCAATAACAACATATTCATTAGCTGTGTGGTAGTCGTAATAACCAATTGAAAAATTAACACACTGGAAATCAAACTTTCCTCTTAAAGCATAAACGTCAGTATAAGGGTGAACCATATATTGCATATTTTCATTATCCATTCCTTCAGTTAAAACTTTGTCAACCTTTTCAAAGAATTCAGAGTCTCTGTCAAATAAAACTTGTCCAAAACATTTTTCAGTAATCATCCAGTTTTCAGGTGCATCAAATTGGATTCCGTACCCAACGTTTGTGAAAAATTCTTCTTTAGCCTTCATTGAACCGTGACACCCTGTTTCTTCAGAAACAAAGAAAGCCGCTTTCAAATAAGGTAATTCTTTTAATAGTGTTAAACAGGCAAATACACCGGCTTTGTCATCACCACCAATACCTGTTGGTCGACCCAAATCATTATATGCCTTATAGGATAATTTTATTTCTCCCTGAGTGTTTGGTAACATTTCCTCACGAATATTAATCGTGTCAATATTGTGTACAGTATCGGTGTGTGCAATTACACACGGAAAATAAAAGTCAGGGGCAATTAAGGGAGATTCTTGTTTAATTGCATAGACGTTTTTATGTTCGTCAACAAAGTGTTCAATATTGTTTTCAGTTAACCAACTAACAAGGTATTGGACCATTAAGTCCTCTTGGTATGTTTTAGTTGGTACACTCAAAACTTTTTTAAGTAATTCTAAATTTTGTGTCATACGACAAAGATAGTGAAATTATTCCAAATCACCAAATATATCAAAAAGTTCTGGTTGATATAAAAGGTTTTTGAAACTTTGTTCACTAAGACTAAATGATTTAGACCCTTTAAAACTTGCCGTAATTTGAACGTCAACTTTCATGGTTTCTCTGTGAAAACCAAAAATTTTAAATTTAATTTCTTTATCTTTTGGTAGAGCGTACCAAGTATTCATTTTATACTTGGATTCTATTCGTTGTCTAAATTCAAGAAATTCTTGAACGTTATTGTCCGACTCTAATTTTTCTAAAATATCGTCTAATTCACGACTTGCAGCCCTATTAAAAGATACACTATTAAAATTTTTATCGTCTTGATATTCGTAACTGTTTTCAGCCCATGAACCCATCCTTCCTGTTCCGTTAAATTCCACAATTCTATTAAAAAGGGATATAGCATCTATTTTTTGAATTCCAAGCCTTACTCCCCACATTAATAAATTTGCTGGTGTAGTACTTAGTTGGTCATATGGTCTTTTGATAGAAAACCCAATTGATTCCAAATAATTTTTCATTTCTTCAGAAACAGTTTCTTTAGCTGTGGTCATCATTTCATCTTCCTTCTCACTATGATATTCACCAAGAAGATAATCCATTTGTTTTTGGAATAAATCCAATAATGTTTTAGACAACTCTATTCTATATTCCTCATTATCTATTTCATATTCTTTGTTGGGTATGATAATCGACGCAATTTGTTTTATTTTCTCCATATTTTCTTTATCAAGGTCTGGATAAACATTATATCCATCTTTAAAATCACTTTCAACTTGATATGAATCCATAAAGTCATAATCTGAATAGTAGCTATTAATTATATTTAAAAACCAAATATCATCATCACTCAAATCCATTGCATGATAAACCTTTTCGTCATCACCAAAATCTATGGTTATAATACTTTGTCCTAATGGATTACCTTCTCTAATACTCAATATTGCATCATCAGAATCTTCTAAATCTCTTGATGAAACTTTTCCCCTAACAAAATCTCTTAATGTTTTTAAGAACTTACCAGCACCCACCAGTTCATCAATTAAATCATCCTGATTGGGGAATGATTCTCTTAAAGTTTCGATAGTGATTTCTTTATCGGCAGAATCATATACAAGCTTTTCGTTATCTTTTTTGTTGATGAATAACGCAAGTTTTGTACCATCTTTTTTATTGATGAAATAATACAAACTTCCTTTTGCAATATATTGTCTAAAATAATGTGATGATTCTTTTGTTGTGGTACACCATTTTGTATTGGCACCATAATAACAAGAGGCGGCATATGTGTTTGGTTTAACCACCAAAACATCATCATCCTCATATAACTTTTCAGCCTGATTCTTTAATTCTTTTTCAATCTCACCCTTGCTTTTTCTATTGTCAACCACTTCCATCAACTCTTCCAAAAATGCGGGATTAGTATATTGATTAATATCTTTAGGATTATCAGCAAGATTATTGATATTATCAAAAACACCATGTCTTGCCCTATATTTGGTTTCAGTCTTCCAAATATCATCAGAAGTTATCTTATTAAAGTTATTGTGAAACCAAGGGATTATTTGATAAAAGACATCATAAATTGCAGTTGATTGGTCGTAATTTAAACCACCTTTAGGACTACTCAAATCGGGTATAATCTTCTCTAACTGACGGGCAATATAATCCACATACTTGTACCCTGTTGGGTCAACATTCAACATACGGTCAATAAAGGGGCCATCATGCTCAAATTTACTTTTAAGTTTTTTGGCAACATCCTCTTTCTTACCCTCTATCAGTATTATCTTCGACATCTAAGATAAATATAAATTTTGTTTGGAATTTC